AGTAAAAAGATTTGACCATACATAATATTCCTGTCAATTAAATCAGGAGTGTTATTAGTTTCATCCATTACTACTTTGAAAGCATATAAACCTTGTCTTTGTTGAATAGACTCTAAATAAGGATTAACAATATTTAAGAATCTGTTTCTAGTAGCGGCGGTATTTTGTTCAAATACTAAGTATTTAGTAGCTGATGCAATATACTTTTTAACTGCAATTAAAAGACGACGTACATTGATTCTATCTAATGCACTTGGCTTAGCTTGTAATGTCTTTTGACCCCAAACAGCAACACCTACACCTGGGAAGGTAGCAATTGGATTAACACGACCATCATATAAATCATCTCTTTCAGCGTGAGTTAATCTAGAATAAACATCTGTTACAGAAGTTAATCCACCTCTATTCAAACCTGCAGGTGCATACCATTCAGCTGATACTCTGTCATTAAATGCTAATACTCCAGGAATAACTACTGAAGGTGGTACCCATGTTGGTTTGTTCATGTTTGTATCCATAATCTTCACCCATGGATAATATGTAGCTGCATAATTGTTATCTAATGCATCAACTGCATCAGTAGCAGTAGTAATATTATCTGCAATAGCTGTGTTATCAAATACTAAGAAAGCATCGCCTCTATCCAATACCATTGAACCTGCATAATCAATTACGGAAGGATGCAAAGTATATAATACACCTGGCATTGCTAACATATTGAAATCATATTCATCTGGATTAGATAAAACATCAATTGCATCTTTGTATACCGAAAATCCTGCAGCAGAAGTAGATGACAAATCAAATCCTTGTGTATTTGCAGCAACAATTTCAGAACCAACTAAAGATCTTCTGTTAGGTTGAATTCCGTCAGCACCGCCTTGGAAAGGAACAACAAACTTACGAGACTCGATAGAAGTATTTGAAGTTAAATTAATTGAACCAGAATAAGCTGTAGCAGTGGTTGGGTAACCTGCATTTGCTGATTGATTGTAATTAGACAATAAGAAAACTGTATTTGCACCTGTTGTAGCATCTACTACTGGTACGGGTTTCAAATAGTTCCAGTTATCATTAGTTGTTAATGAATAATCAAATCCAAATGCAACTCTTTTATTGTAAAGGCCATTTACGTCTTGAGATGTTACAAATGAAGCAGCGGGAACGTTACTTACTGTTGATGGAAGTGAATTGTACAACGCAGCATGACCGAAAGGAACTAATTCAGAAGAATAAACTCCCTTGTCTACGTTAGAATCCATTTCTACATAAACGTATTTAGATTTGTTTGAATAGTTACCGTTAATAATTACTTTACCATTAGAGAATGACTTGTATCTGTCTCCAATTACACGAGCAATGTATCTAGGTGAATTAGGATCTAAGTTAACATTATCAAATGATTCTAATACATTTGGTCTAGTATCTGAATCTTGAGAAGTAAATGGAGAACCTAATAACTGCAATTTGGTTTGATCAACGGCTCTAATTGTTACTGAGAATGAACCATACTCAGAACCAGCTACAGTTCCAGCAGCTTTAATATTTGAAACAATTGCTTTAACTTCATAGTTAGAATAAACACCATCTGCAATAGTATGTAGTTTAAACAAGTTAAAGTTAGTGTTGTTAACTGTTTGTGAAATAATCCAAGGTGTAGTAGCTTCTTTATAAGCTTCTCTAAAGTCTAAATCAACAGTTGCAATTGACATTGATACAAATGTAGTAGCAGAACCAGAATACATTTGAGATGCTCTAGTTTCAAACATATTGTATAAATACACAGGATCTTTTGTAGATTGTGCTTTCAATCCTAATGTCTTAGCAATGTAATTTGTAGCCGTAGGATTCAAAGATGCAGATACATATGTACTTACATAATTAGAAGTGCCAGGGAATGTAGCAGAATCAACTGTAAATGCTCCAGATACAATTAAATTTGCAATACCTGAACCGGTTGATACAGTATCTACAGTTGATAAACTAAATAAATTAGTTGTACCATTGTAAAAAGCTGTTGTTTCTGATAAAATTTGTGAAGGATGTAAAAGAGCAACTAATGAACTAGTTAAAGCTCCATTAGAACCTGAATAGGTAGCAGATAAAGCAACTACTTTACTTACTTTGTAACCGTCATCTGGTAATGTTCTTACTACTGTTAACTGACCTGAATTTGCTAAATACTCTTTTGCAGCGTATGGCAAATAATAATTCGGATTGGTGTCGCCGAAGACTTGTGTAAATTCACCAAAGGAAGTTACCGTGGTTGGTATACCTGCTGGACCTTTAACTGTAGGGCCAATAAATGCAGCGCCAATTTGGGCAATTCCTTGTGGTAAATACGATAAGTCTTTTTCTTCGGTAAATACACCTGGTGATACTAGTTTTTCCATGTATTTTTAAAGTTGAGATTTTTGTTTTACTTAATAATAAATATCAGTAAAAAGTCCCAAACCTTTATTCTACAGGAAGAAATTCACCAGTTTCCAAATTCAAATTGCCATTGCCATATTTATCTGACAATGAATCGATAAAAGCTTTTTCTGCGTTACGAGCCTCGTTATATTCTACTAATAAGGTAGCTTTAAGGTCGTTTAAATTAGTTAACATAGTCTCTAGATCAGATACCTCCATGGTAATTTGACCCAATTTAACTGTTAATTCAGAATACTTTTCTTGTAACTTCTGTACTTGTTCTTTTTCTTCGTTAGTAATAGTTGCCATAAACTTTTTATATTTAAAATAAATATTACAAATTAGATAAATCTTGTTGATAACCAGGCGGATTTGAACGATTATCTAAAGCATATTGTTCTGCAGTAGTATCTGTTTCGGTCATTGTAACAATTTTATTGGCACTTATTAATTTGTTCATTGCAGGTGCATTTGGACCTGTTGGATTAAGTATGTAAGCTTTAGTTCTTAACGAAATAGTAGTTTTAACTAATCTATCATCTCCCACTGTATTTGTTTGATCCGGAGTAGGTGATTCTACGTGCGTAATAAACTTATAAGTATCTCCAAATGCTTTTCCATCAAACCACAATAGTTGTTCTATAATTTCATTCATTTGAAATGTATAGTTTGTCCAAATTATTAATTCGTATTGAAGTTCAACAAATTTAGGAATACTTAAAGCATAAAATTCTCTATTAGGTGTTTTGTTTCTAGTTAATGAAAATGAATCGTATCTGTTTTGAGCTGAATACTTTTTTTCTAAAATAATTCTATTTTCAGAAGCTTCTGAAACAGTCATTCGTTTCAAGTCTTCTCTAGGATTGATTCCGGCTCTTCTAATAGAAATCATAGGAGTTAAAATCTTTCCTTGATTGTCTCGTATAAAACCATATTTTTTAATTGATGCCCATTTCTCTGCTGATGCAAATATAAATGGAACTGTAATTATATCATTACCTTCTGTAATAGTAGGCTTAATAGTATTTTCTAAATGATATAAAATAGCATAATCTACATCATATATTGATATACGAACGTCTTGTACATTATCAGTGTCTCTTCTAATATTAGATACACCTGCAATTTCATCTACTTGTTTATTAGATGAAAATGTAGATTCAGTACTTGTTGGTTTGTTTATCATATATTAGAAGGTAATGTTGACTGTTTAGTTACAGGTGGATTAGACCCAAATCTAGTAGGAATAATATTTAATGTAGATTGACGAGTCATATGTGCTGCGTAAATAATAGACATTGAAGCACCATGAGAATTTCCACCAAACCAGTTATCAGGATCTTTACCCGCTACCAATTGATTTTCTATAACAGAATCTAATTCAAAAAATCTAGATCTGTATTCTACTATATCACCTGGTTCTGGCTTAATATTATTGTTAACTAAGTCGTCTTTAAGAAAAGCAAATGTAGCTGTTTGAGATACATCTAATCCAAAATCCGAATCAGTCCATGTTTGATCATCAACTGTAACTAGTGCATGAATTAAAGTTGGTGTATAATACACCATTTTATCTGATTCACCATAAAAGTTATAAGATGTCTGTTCAGTGTTAACTTGATACACTAATACTTCAGTGTCAATAATGTTATGTAATAATTCTCTATTAATTGACTTAAATAAATTAGAGTCGCGTACTGATCCAAATAATGCCATATCTTAACCTACATAAATTACTAATGGAACTTTGCTTAACTGAGTCTGTAATGCCTCTGCTTCAGCTGAATGTTTTTCTAATTGAGCTTGTCTAGATACTGCCTCTAAATTTTCTCTCATTTGAGTAACTAGTTCTTCTCTTTCTTGTTGACCTTGTGCAACAAGATCTGCTCCATTTAAAGTAATTTCTGATCCTGGAATAGGAATAGATGAATATTTGTTTCGTATATTACCTAGTATTTCTTTAACTAATGCTAATGTATACTTTAATATCCATTGCTTACCAGTTGGATTAATAAATTTGTATTCATGCCTTTGATAAGGTACATTTGAAAAGTCACCTACTGTACCAACCAATGAATTCTGATATACCGAAGCATTTCGTTCTTCTACGGTTATATAGTGAACGAATAAATTAAATTCGAATTCAGGTATAGGGAAGATTCTTATTTTATCTCCTGATACCTCAAATGAATATCCTGAACGTCTAATAAGGTCATTAAATTCAATTGCTTGTAGTCTTAATAAGTCAGCATACATTGGCATCATCATAAACGATACACCGGGTGAATAACCTCCCCATCCAAATCCTTCAAGCATTGTTTGTGAACCTAAACCTGTTCCTACAAATGGATCAAAGTATCTTACAATTGCAGGCGGGTTAGTATGAAATACTTTTTTAAGTTCAATTGTTTTATTTACATCTGATGGATTTTCAAATGTAAAATCTGATAATGAATATACTTGCTTATTTGTTGATACCGCAATTGAAGCTGACTTATAAGTAATGTATCCACCTGATTGAGCTTCTGTTCCATAATTTTTTGCAATTGAAATCATTCTACCTAAAGTAGGATTGATTGGCATGCCTGTTAATAAAGAACTAGTCGGTGATCCTTGTAAAGTCAATAAATTGTCTCTAATAGAAAACTGATTTAATTGATTTGAATATTCTGTTACAGCTTCTTCGAAACAAGTATAAATTTGTTTTGGTTGAACTTCTATGTCTTCAATTGGATATCCTAATCTAGTAGCGCAGAAATCTACTACTTTATCTGCATCTGATTGAAACTGATAATCATAGTCGTAAAATCCAAATGGCGTATCACCTGGAAAGAAAGACGATGATCCTGCGTAAATTGGGATACTTGCCATACTTATTCTTTGTTATAAATATTGACTAGTAAAGAATGTTTTAGAATATTGTAAAGGATGAGGTTCCTACTGTTCTAAATACGTGATATGTATATCCTGCTGATTGAGTAATTTCGCCTCCTATTGCAATTGGTAATCCACTATATCGAATTGCTACTATGCCTGATCCACCTGGACCTCCTAAGGCTGCGAGTGTCGGATCGCCTCCTCCTCCTCCCCCTGTATTTACAGAGCCAGACGCTACCGATGTAGTACCACTAGTTCCGCCGCCACCTGGTCCGCCAGTAGCGCTTCTTCCGCCGCCGCCGCCTGCAAACCATCCAGCTGGTGATCCTCCTATTATAGCAAAATTTGCAATAAATGATCCGGATCCGCCGGCACCCTGAGTTATAGAATCATTAAAATTTCTACCCGATTGGCTAGATCCACCACCGCCGGAGCCAATTCCTGAAGATCCGTCGCCTATTCCTCCATCATTTCCTTGACCAGCTGTACCTAGGCCTGCTTGACCATTTAGGTAACCGCCGCCACCACCCGAACCCCCGTTGCCGGTAGGTTGACTTTGTCCTCCCCCTTTTCCGCCGCCTATACTGACAATACTAGTTATAGAAGAATTTTGCCCGTTAGTCCCCGGTATTCCTGAATTACCTCCTGCACCTACAATTACTTCAAGTTTTCCTGGTAAGAAAGCATAGTTTGAAAAGTACTGTAATCCGCCTGCTCCTCCTCCGCCGCCGCCTACACGTCCGCCGGGGCCGCCTCCTCCAACTACTAGTAATTCATATTGTTTTTTAGCAGTATCAGTAATTAATGGTTTTGCAAATCTTGGTGCGATTGCATTAAAATTTCTTGGTGGTTGTTCTACTGTAGCGTTAAGATATATTTTAGTTGCATAAATAGAACCAGAAAATGCTTGTGATGAACTGACAGCTGAATTACCTAAAAATAAAGATCCTGTGTTTGTTAATGATCCTCCTGCACTTCCTGTACCTCCACCAATTGGAGCTCCATCGATATAAAATCCTGAAGCAGAACCTGCAGGTACTATTCTAACATCCACTTGATAAACAGAACCTGTTACAAAAGTAGTTGATGAACTGATTGACGAAGATACTGTAGATGAAATTCTGAATTCTGAAAATAATTTACCTGACCCATTAGATCCTGATAAATAAATTCCCCAATTTGGGAATGAACCAGAGTTTTTAGAAGCTAAATAATGAATACCTTGTATTCGGTCCGGTTGAAAAGCCATCTCAACAGTAAATGACCCTGTTCCAAAGTTTGCAGACGCAGTTGAGAATGTAATAGAGGCTGTTGGTCCTGAGAATACAAATCCTCCTTTATACGCCGTTGAATAAGAAACAGAACCTGTTATAGTTCCAGAATTGTTATTAGGTGTTATATCCCTCCAAGTTGTACCTGTTCTTGGATATGAATTAGGATCGGCAGCATCAACTGCCAATGCTAATCCTTCTGTTACTATTTTGCTAAATGCGAATTGTACTGCCATGTTATTTTATTATGATACGTAATTAATGTATTGTGCTATAGCATCATATACATCTGTGCCTTGATTTGTTATAGCATTTCCTACTCCAAATACTGACAATGTAGTTGTTACATATGCAGTAGGACAACATGCTGCTGTCCATAAATTATATGTCGTAGCATCTATGCCTGTATTAGAAACTGTACTAGTTGAAAAAATATTGTTATTATAAAAATATGCAGTACTACCTGATACACTAAATGCTTTAAATCCTGGTCCTGAGAGGTTGCCAGGAGCTACTTTTTGTCTATAGTATTGATTGCCGTTAACGTTACCGAATTTAGTACCGTCGTTTCCATTAAATCCATCTCTAATAAAGTAACTATCAAATGTACTAGGTGTATAAGCTATAAAACTAGAATTACCGGCAATTACGCTAGCGTTAGGTGTAATTGATACCGATTGTGCGCCATCACCCGTAAAGCCTACACCAGGCGTCCATGTATATGCAGCTGGCATTGATAAACTTACTGAAGGTCTTTTCCAATTGATTCTAGCAAAATCTCTAGATGTTGGATTAGCAAATACATAAAAATCACCTGCTATATTCCAATACCCACATGCCTTAAGCTTAGTAATTAAATTTGAATCGATAATTTGCTGAGTTGCATTTGGTAATGAATATCCTAATGACGTGGCTTGAGCTAATACCGCTAGATAATCTGAATCTAATCCTAATGATGTTAATGGTAAAATTCTAGGTAAGTTAAATCTAACTTGCGGTATTGTGTAATTAGTAATTACTTTTGAATTACCAAATACTGTATTATATGCTTTAACCGTATATAATGAACCAATAAAACCTTGAGATACTGAGCTTGTATTAGCAGCTGCTAATATTACACTTCCTGTAGATAAACTACCAGTATATGATGTAGATGTACCTACCGGAATTCCTGTGTTTATAAACGTTCCGTTATTATAAAAAAATGTGACACCGCCTTGTATAGTAGGTACTATAGATACATTATATACTGATCCGGTTGTATATACATATGAAGATGTTACTGATGCCGAAATTAATGTCGTATATTTAAACTCAGATACTAATTTACCTGAACCAGATGACCCTGATAAATATAAATTCCACGAGGGAAATGATCCAGAACTTTTTGACGCTAAATAATGAATACCGTTTATAGTAGATGGCGAAAATGCTATTTCAACAGTAAAATTATTTGTACCATATGATAACGACGTTGTTGGACATAATACCGCAGATGAGGTACCTGAAAATACTAATCCACCGTAATACGTAGTATTATATGTCACCGAACCTGTAATAGTTCCTGTATTATTATTTCCGGAAGTATCTATCCAAGTTGTACCCGACCCGGGATACGAATTTTTATCGGCTACATCCAACATTAAGGATAAGCCTTGTGTTATTATTCTAGGTCCGTTATTAAATGCCATATTCGATTATAAATATCATTCATTTATAAATGATGGCATTTCTATCGGTTTAGGTTTGTATTCAATGCGTGGGCATTGTTTGATCCATTGTAGTTCGGGGTTGGTGCAATTTTCCATTTCAAATACTGTAATGAAATAATTGTCATCAATATCTTGCTGAATTAAGAAATATGAATCTAAGGTAAACATTCTACCTTGAAGTGATTCGGCTTGTTCTTGGGTTAGTAATATAACTTGTTCCATGTTATTGGTTAAATGCTCTATTTAATGAGGTATTATATGCTTGAACTACTATGTATAAGTTTTCTACGTCAGGGGTTGTTAATCCAGTTCCTATAGAAGAAAAACTAAAAACTACACTTGTTCCGGGGCCGTTCCAAGCCCCATTTTCTCTTCCTATAGTAATAGTACCCGTACGAGGGGAAGAAGTTGCACCTAAGGCAGAAGTGCCGGTTGTAGTTGATGATCCACGTACATATCCCGCAGAGTTAGCAGCTGCTGTTCTAGTAGCTACCATTAATCCTGACTGACCGCTAACAGTTACCAGACCTGAACCAGGATTATAAGCATTTACTCCACCATTTGCTCCAATACCTAATCCATCTCCTATAAAATTAGTATTGCCTGCTGCTGATAAACCACCTAAAGATCCGCTTACATAAATTGATAGATGATTAGATACTAGTGGGTTAGTTAAAGCCGCAAATGGAGCTAAATTAGTATTACCATCACTACTACCATCAAATGCTACTCCCTTGTTAGAATGTATTATAGCACCTGAGAATATAATTCTATAAGCACTATTAGAATCTGATGGATTTTTTAAATTCCATTTATGTGAAAATGCTGTCCCACCTATAAATGGGTAAATAGCAACCATCTTATCCCATAGACTATTTGCTTTTAATCCTAATACTAACGTATTAATAGCGGTTGCTTGTACACTGCTTGTAATGTTTGCTACCTCAATAAATCTAAACGCATCAGGATCGGTTACATAAGGGAATAAGGTTGAAGGCGGTAGACCGAATCTAGTAGCAAATGCGTTGTAGTTTTGAACTATTCTAGCATTTGCAACATCCGCATTATAAACTAATATGTTTGCTAAAGATCCTGAATAGTATGAACTTGTAACTAGATTTGTTCCTCCGGCTAATAATCTATTGTTTGAAGAATAACCGACAGTAGAACCTGTAGTTACAGCATAATCAACTGGTCTTCCATTTACAAACATTCCTATTACAGATGAACCATATGAAGCATTAATAATAGACCAAGATCCTGTTGAAACAGAACCTGTTACTCTATGTACAATCTGGGTTGATCCAGTAACTGAATAAGATGATAAAGTAGCAACCTGGTTTGAAGATGAATAATCTAATTTAAACGTTAACGATCCTGTGCCGGATCCTGACGTATAAGATAAGATTGTATAATTACCTGATGCAGATGGAGCAGGTTTAACTGCTACTTGGAAAGACCAAGATACTGATAAATCACCAATATTACCAAAATCAACATATGAGTTGTTGGCCGGAAACTGTAATGCACCGTATGCATCCGTGGAGTTATAAGTAACCGAACCTGTGATAGTTCCGTTGAATGTACCGGGTCTAAATAAATTAGCCCAAGTTATTCCGGTACCTGGATAAGATGCTGCATTAGCTGCATCTACATCAAGTAATATTCCGGATTTTTGTATGAATGGTCCTCCTGCTACTGGCATAATTTATAATAAATATTAAGTAGTTTAATAGATTCGATAATATGAGTTTATATTAGATTCATATATGTTTCTTGTAGGTTGTTCTAAATATTCAGCTCTAGATATTATTTCAGATATTTTACCGGTATAATAGTTACCTCCAATAGCTGTATATCCAATCTTATTAAATGGCCCGCCTGATGTACTACCAGTATATACTGTTACGTTTCTAGAGTTTTTATAGATACTAATACTTCCATAATTCCCCGTGCCTGGATTATATGTACTTTGTGCAAATGTAATTACAGATCCCGTGCGTACATCTTCTGTAGTTGTAACTGTTGTTCCGGTTCCAGATCCAAATACAAGGTACGTTGGGCTATCAAATCGTCCATATCGATATGCACTTGTTCCAAATATAGCACCTCCATTTGTATTTTCATGAACAAAAAAGTTAGTACTGTTATTTGTAAAATTCAATGGAGCATTTATTAAATCAAAACTACTATTAACTCCATTAAACTGTATTGAAGGTTTTCCAAATAAAGTAATTAATGATCCAGAATTTACTATTAATGGTTGACTAGTTGCTACTGATTGAGTTGCATGACATCTATTACCTGACTGATCAAACCATTTAGTTACAAATAATGAACTTGTTGTTGAATTAGCTGCGTATATATTAAAATAATTGTTTATGTTATTGTTAATAGAAGGTCTATTTGATGTTTGATCTGATGAATAAAGTATTACTTCTGATATTCTAGCGCCTATTGGAATTGCGCCTGCACTTGATCCCATTCCTATAAATACTGATCCTGTAACATTTATATCAGTATTAAATGGGC